GAGAACCTTAAGGTTCAGATCGAGACTGCCGAAAAGGCAAAAGCACTTCTCTCCCAGATCGGGAATGATGAGGAAGAACAGTCTGAAGAGACTGCTGCAAAGAACATTGGCGAGAATTTCGTCAAGGCAGTAAAGAACTCCAACGCAAGCAAGGGACGCAGGTTTAGCGTTCAGGCGGCTGAGTTTAAGGCTGCTACAGACACCCAGACATCTCCTGCGGGAGCAATCGCATTCGCTACGGACCTTGACCGCAACGTCGTGACCGCTGCAAGGACAGCCCTTGTCATCCGCGACCTCTTCGGGTCTGAGACGATCAGCGGAAGTGCGCTCACTTATCTTGTTGAAGGCGCGATGGAGGGCTCTCCTGCGGTGACTGCTGAAGGCGCTGCAAAGGCACAGGTTCACTTCGCTGATCCTACGCCCAAGACGGTGTCCCTGAAGAAGATCACCGAGTTCATTAAGGAGTCTGATGAGTATATCAACGACTATCCGTTCCTTGCCTCTGCAATCAACGGAAGGCTTCTGTATGCTCTCGGACTTAAGGAGCAGACAGAACTTGTCACTGATCTCCTCGGCACATCCGGCATTCAGACAGACTCCACAAGTTGGACCGGTACAACCAAGGCTGACGAGCTTGCTGACATCATCTTCGGAGCACTCATGGATGTTCAGGAGCAGGCCGGATATGCCGCTGATGCGATTGTGGTGGCTCCCGCCACCTGGCAGCTTCTTCGCCTCGGCAAGGATAGCAACAATCAGTATTACGGCGGCGGCTACTTCGCTGACGGACAGGGTAAGCAGCTCTGGGGCGTTCCTGTAGTTGTCACGACAGCTGTAACAGGATCACAGATCGTGGTTGGCGCTTTCAAGACTTGCGGTTCTGTAGTGACCAAGGGCGGTGTGTCCGTCGAGGCTACGAATAGCAACGAGGATGACTTCATCCACAATCTTATGACGATCCGCGCCGAAGAGAGACTTGCCCTTGCAGTAAGGAGACCCGCTGGCTTCAAGCTCATAAGCAAGTGATAGGATGTCGAGCGCCCTTCGGGGCGCTCATCCTCTTGGAGGTATCAGATGAAAGAGTATGTGATAGACGGCAAGCATTACCTCTACAAGGAGGGAGAGCAGCCGATAGGTGCCGTCGAATTTAAGAAAAATGAACCAAAGGCCGAGCCCAAGGCAGAGTCTAAGGTTGAAACAAAGGTAGTTGAACCCAAGAACAAGGCAAGGGAGACAAAAAAGAAATGAGCCTGTCTACAAGCTGGGGCTACAGCCTGACGGGGGGCATCACTGTGCTCCCTGACATCATCACTGTCGAGGAATTTAATACCTATACGGCGAACAAATATGCCGGTGACTCTCGCATTGCTTCAGAGATAAGGGCGGCTTCGCTTGCGGTAAGGAACTACTGCGGCTGGCACCTGTGCCCGGAAGCAGCGTGCTCTCTGTCAGAGCGCCTGTTGTACGGTAACGGGAGGGTAAAGCGCGTCGGACATGATCTTCTGGTGCAGCTTCCGTCAAGGCACGTCACCGCAGTCAACTCGGTATTGATAAATGATACCGCGCTCACAGACTTCGATTATGACAGCGATGGGGTTGTTCATGTTTTTGACGTGCCCGCGATGGATCGCAAGAGCATTGTAACGGTCAATTACATCGCAGGGCTCTCTGATGCGCTTCTTGACTCTATCAAGGAGATCATAGTCCACAGAGTAAAGCACTCTGTATCGTCATCGGAGGGCGTGACAAGTGAAACCGCAGGCAGCATGTCAGTAACCTACAGCGCGGGCTGGGCGAACTCAGCAAGGGCATCAGCCCTTCCGGACGATAGCAAAGAAGCTCTCTCGATGTTTAAGGTTCAAGGAGTGTTCTGATGGTCAGTTTTGCGAAAAATACAGTAACAAGAATACGCGCCGGGACAATTACGGAACGCGGCACGGAATATCCCGACTGGGACAATACCGACGACATTGACATCCCAAACTGTTGTCTGACATGGCGAAGCACCGCGATGTCACAGGAAGGCAGAGTCCTCGGGATAGAAGATACCCGCGTCCTTTTTGCTCCTCTTGACGCAGACATTCAGAAAGGCGACAGGATCAAGTATCGCGGCAAGACTTACGAGATAGATGGGGATCCCAGAGATTGGGAGTCTCCCACCGGGGCAATCGACCACTACGAGATCACACTGAAGAGGTATGAAGGATGAGCGTCAAGCTTGAATTTATTTCAAAAGGCTTCAGGGATATCCTCTTCAGCCCTGGCACAAAAGAGATGCTCACAAACCTCTCCGATGACATCAGAGACCGGGCAAACGAGTCCTTGCCAGACGGTGAGGGCTTTGCATCGAGAGTGCAGGCCGGAGGATATGGCGGCGGTAGATATGTCGCTTTTGTCAGAACTGACAACGATGCAGCGGCTCTTGAAGAGTCCGAGAATATGACGCTTACGAAGGCGGTGAGAGGATGACGATCGAGAGAAGCATAGACATCACGGATGTAATACGAGGTGCGCTTGCGCCGTATATGTCAGTCTACATTGATATTCCTAGAGAGGTATCAGCGCCTTTCGTGAGAGTCACGGCAGCAGGCGGATCAGAACGAAACACGATTGACACTTTCACAGTCGGGATTGAGGGCTACGGTATAAGAGACGGACAGGCATATGAGCTGACGAGGAATGCAGTCGGCATCCTTCGGGTGATAGCTGCAGAACAGTCTACTCCGATAAGGCTTGTTCGAGAGAATACCAAGCCTACTTCTTATCCCGATCCTATTCGTCCGGATCTGAAGAGATACCGGACAACTTTACTTATTACGGCGCACAAAGAAACTATTGATATTTAAGGAGGTATACAAAATGCCTGAGACAATCATGCTCGGTACCGGCACAGATGCCGCGACTGGATACTTTTTCCATGCGCCCGCCGGTACGGCGATTCCCGAAGACCCTACAGCGGCTCTTCCTGCCGCTTGGAAGAACGTTGGGTATGTTACGCAGGACGGGATCACCTTCACCCCGGACAAATCAACCAACGACCTCAAGGACTGGGCGAACAAGGTGAGACGTTCCATTATGACAGACCATAATGAGACCGTGCAGGTGCCCATTATGGAGACTACCGAAGAGACCATGAAGGTGATCTTTGGTAGCGAAAATGTGACTGTAACAGATGCCACCACCACCGCAGGGAAGAAGATTTCAGTCAACCTTTCGCCTTCTTCGTTGCCTGAACCCGAAGCCTTTCTTTTCCTCATGAAGGACGGCGACACGGTAGCAATGCTTGGGTGCTCAAAGGGGCAGATCACAGAGCTTGGAGACATCACAATGGCTCCTTCGGACTCCATCACATGGAACGCCACGATTAAGGGGCTCGACGATGGCTGGCAGCTCATCACCGACGACGGAACACCTACAGGGTGAGTACAAGAGGAGGAGAGGGATTCATGTATGAAACACAGATAGGCTCCGGCGATACTGAACTTAAGCATACCATCGTGATTGAGAACAAGCCTTACAAAATACCGTTGCTTGGCAACTTGCCTTACGAGGACGTTGAAAAGGCAACTTCCGGTCTGGGCGGCTTCAAGGCATTCTTGGAAAAGCATCTCGACAAAAAGGTTGTTGCAAGGCTCTCCGTCAAGCAGCTTCGCGCTATACAGAGTGACTGGGCTACGTTCTCACGCGAGGATATGGGTATCAAGCCGGGGGAATCATAAGCCTTGCGCGGTTCGTCAAAGACCACAGCAAGGCGGTTGAAGCCGATCTAGTCAGATACGGCTACACGTTGGACGATATCGGGCGCTCTCTGCCTTGGAGAGCGCTCGGCTCCTTTATTGAGAACATCACGCCTGACAGCGCCCTTGCCTATGAGCTCGATCCAAAAATGAGCTCGTGGGCGACTGCCAGACAGACAAATATCATACTTGCGGACATCTTCGATATGCTTGCGATCATCAATGCGAATTTGATGGCATTCGGCGGCAAAAAGCCGAAGAAGCCCGCCCAATACCCTCGGCCTTGGAGGGAAGACCAAAACAAAGAGACAAGGCATTTCGGTAAAGACCCTCTACCCATTGCAGAGCTTGACAAATGGCTCGAAAGGAAAAGGAATGAGCGAAAACATTGAAGTCGCAAAAGCGTATGTGACTATCATCCCCTCGCTGGAGGGGGCTCAAAAAACAATAACCGAAGAGCTGACAGGCGCAGCAGACAGTGCCGGAGATAAAGCAGGGAAGACCGCAGGCAAGAGCTTCGGCAATTCCTTAAGCAAAGGCGTGACCGCCGCAGGGGTAGGGCTTACTGCCGCTGCCACGGGTGTGATAGGCGGTGCTTTTGCTGCTTGGAAAGAAGTGGACGAAGCTGCCGACACGATAGCGATCAAGACCGGAGCAGTCGGCGATAACCTTAACTCCATGCAGGAGATCATGAAGGACATCGCTGGAGAGATACCAGTCTCATTCCAGGAGGCGGGCGATGCCGTCGGAGAAGTAAATACACGCTTCGGCCTTACCGGAGATGAGCTGAAGGATCTTTCGAAGCAGTTCGTGAAGTTCTCGAAGCTGAACGGAACAAGCGTATCGGGATCCATAGACAAGACATCGAAGGCGATGGCTGCGTTCGGTATGGACGCAAGCGAGGCAGCAGGTTTCCTCGATGACTTGAATGTTGTCGGGCAGAACACCGGGGTTAATGTCGATACCTTGGCAGAGCAGGTGGCTCGAAATGCCGCTTCCTTCAAAGAGTTCGGAATGACCGCTGGAGACGCGGCGAATTTTCTTGGAGAGTGCGACAAGAATGGCCTTGATGCCACGGCTGCCGTGACCGGGCTCCGTACCGCCATGAAAAAGAGCGCCGAGGACGGAAAGACCCTCAACAGCTCCCTTGCGGATTTCTCTGCTTTGATGAAATCAAACTCATCCGAAGCCGACAAGCAGGCGGCAGCCTACGAGCTTTTCGGATCCCGCGCCGGAGCGGCGATCTACAACGCCTTCAACAACGGCACGATGTCAATGGCGACCTTCACGGAGTCTCTCGGAGATACCGCTGGAAGCGTATCAACCACATTTGACACGATCCTTGACCCGACAGACCAGATGACCAGCGTGATGAACGATCTGAAATCTGTCGGAGCGGACCTCTTCTCCGTCCTTGGAGAGCTTTTGGTACCTATCCTCGGACACCTCCGGGATGCGGTGAAGGGTCTCAAGGAATGGTGGGACGGACTCGACGAGGGTACAAAGGAGACAATCGGAAAATTCGTTGAGTTCGTTGCTGTTGCAGGACCCGTCCTGACTATAGTAGGAAAGCTCGGAGGAGCCTTCAGCGGTCTCCTTGGAGGCCTTACCGGAGGAGGACAGGGCGGCGGTCTGATCGGAGGGATCAAGGGGCTCGTAGGCGGCATCAAGGGGATAGTAGAGCAGGGAGGACCCGCGGCAACTGCTCTGAAGGGTCTCGGGGTCGCTGGCGCGGCAGCAGGCGCAGCGGTCGGCGGTTGGTTTATCGGCGGCAAAATTTCCGATGAGCTCTACAAGATGGGCGTATATGGAGAGGATGTCGGCGGTGTCCTCGATGACTGGTTCAAGCAGGACTACGGCCAGCGGGCAGTCACCCTCGTAAATACTATCGGCGAGGAATTTAACTACTGGGCTGATGATGTAAAGAACTGGTGGCACGAGCTCTTTCATCCTGAGGATGCGCCGAAATGGAAGCAGGAAGGCTACGCCAGCGCAGAGGAATATTTGCACGCTATAGAGGACAAGGTCGGCAAGCACTGGGTAGACATCAAGGATGAATCCGGAAGGGTGATCAAGTCAATTCTTGTTGATGAAAATGCGGCAACCGAACAGGTAAAGACCGACGTTCAGAATATGACGGACGCGACAAAGGCATCATTCGGCGGTATGCCGTCGTCTGTCGCTGACACTCTCGCGGAGACAAACCGCAAGCTCCAAGACTTCGAAGCGCAGGGCGTGACGTCGTTCTGTGATGCTACGAAGTCAAGCCTTGCAGGTGTACCTT